TGCTGCAGTATCACCTTTGATTGTGACTGGCCCGACTCCAACATAGCTTTTCAATTGAACTAAGTCAGTATATCTGCCTGGTGCAAGCTGAATCGTGACAGCGTATCCTGCCAAATCAATTGCTGATACTAAATCAATAGCCTTCTGAATAGTCAGTAATGCTATGCTGCGACTATTAGCCGCCTGCGTATTGTTTTGATAATTGGAATATTGAAACCCTGCGTTAGAGTCGTTACCAGTGCGTGCCGTGTGCGTACCTGAGCCAGCAGACCCCGCACTAATAGCAGTGCCGCCAACAGTTAGCGAGACTTCAATCGTATTCGCATCTGTCACTCTTCTTACATAATATACTGCTCCAGCGATAAAGTTGGTTGGCAAGCTACTTGTGCTTGTAAAAATAATCGGATCATCCAAGGATAACCCGTGCGACGTGCAGCCAATAGCCGCAGATCCATTTGTAAAAGTGCAATTATTTGTTAAAGCAAATCCGACGTAATAAGTCCGATCTCCCGTCAACGTATCACGCCCATTGCGCCATTGAAGGGTACCTGAACCGTTGGTAGTCAATACCTGGCCATTGTTCCCATCACCGTCCGGCAACGTCCAGATCTTATTACTCGTTACGCTGGCCGGAGCCTTGAACCCGACATAATCAGAGCCGCCACCAGTCTCTTTCAGTCGCAGCTCCGACATCTGAGTTGGGCCAACCACCGTCAACGCATCAGTCGTCTTGTCATACGTCAACCCAGCGTCGCCACCAAATGACCCAGCATCGTTGAACTGGACTTGCGTTGTCGACCCGCCGGGAGTGCCACCACCGCCAGACTGCGCCACCCAGGACAACACGCCTGCCGTTGTTGAGGAGAGAACGTATCCACTCGCTGACGGGTAGGATCCGGGCCACTGATAGAGAGGGCTGGTCACTGTGACCTGTGAGGGCGTACCCTCGACCCCTGTCGAACTGATAGGCGTGATCCGGATCAATGTATTGACCTTCAACCCCGGCAGCTCTGCCGCTCCACGTCCCAAACTGTCCGGTGTCACCTCGTATCCTGTCGGGATCCAGTCAGCATCACCCGGCCTCTTAATTTCGACTCGAGCCGTCTGGCCTCCAACAAAATCGCCAAAGTCAAAATTGACCCGCCCGGAGTCAATCGTCGAATAGGTGACTGTGACACCTGTGACGGCTGGAGGAGTGCCAGCAATCCATACTGACCCCGTATTGAGCCCCACCGTCCGAACCGTCGCAGCAGATGGGAACTGTTGCTCTGCATACAACCGCGCCACGATATTGACGCGGTGATCCTGGGTGACTCTCAGCTCCTCGATCCTGAATAGTTCATTGCGACGCCCGGACATATTCGCGTGATTGACGCAAATGATGTCTCCCTCCTCGAGGAGTAGAGCGGATCCAGCCGCCTGGAACGAGCAGAAGTAATCACCGTCTCGGTATTTGTACCGTGCCGCCTGAACGAGTCGATCGGCCTGATGATAGTTGTCGACGCACGCGCCAGAGATCTCGAGCTTGTTGATTTTGTTGACCTTGTCCTGATGATCATAGTCATTCTCACGTAGCTCGGTCTGCTGAAAGTCTTGCGTGCTGTCAGTGTAGGTGATGGCAAATTGATTGTAGGACGTCTGCCGTTGTCCGAGTGGCCACTTGAACGAATCCCGGATTATGTTTGACCGAGTGAGGACACCAAACGCTTGATCCCCGAACACGCCGTTAACGTGGACAACCGCTTCGCCATCCTGATGCGCATATACTAAACCTGTGTCAAAATACACATATCCAGTTTTGCTTCGCATCAACACAATGGTTGGATTGTCTTTATTCCAGACAGCTTCAATATACTGGCTTAAAGTGGCGTGAGCATTGATCTTTGCTGCGATCTCGCCAGCAATTGCCCCATCTGTCGCCGTTGCGCCTGTTGCGTCAATTGCGCTGGCCGTGATCGTCTCGCCGTTGACGTTGACAATAACAGGCAAGCCACCAGACTGAATGGTCAGATAATTCCATGCTGGAGCTGACGTGAAAAGATTTGAAGATCCTCCAACAAACGTGGGCGAATATCGCGTTGCACCCTGTGTGACACTAAGCGTGAAATAGTTTCCCAAGTCATTGTAAATAATTGATCTGACACGCTTGGTTTCGCTCGTATCGGTTCCCGCACCAACCACCACATAAAGCTGATTGAGCTGCAGCTTTAACAACGTGGTGACGTCTTGCACGCTTATGGAAGTTTGCTCATAATTTGCATTGCCACGCAAATATGAAGTAATCGCCGGACGCTCACTCTTGATCTGCAGCTTGCCATCAGCACCCGTCACCAGGTATCCACGGAAAGAGGGAAGCAGATGCTTGAACAAGAAATCCGCAACCTTGACCGGCTCTTTCAAATGCCAGTTGGATGTGTAGCGTTTCCGGTAATACGTCGTCGGGATTGGATTCTCTGGAGGGTTCTCCGGATCATATGCGTTATATTCTGCGGCGATCTTCTGCGGTCTGTTGGCGTCAGTCGGGGTCAGTTGATATTTGTAATAAGCCGAATCGAGCACACCAGTTGATCGGTATCTTTTCCAGTCAGTCCCCGCCGTCCCCTGATTCTGGTCATACCAGAACTCTTCACAACCTGAATCATCCTGTAGTGGCTCATTGCAATACTCCGCCGTCTGATAGCTCACCTCGTCATCAATCCACGTGGTCGGATAGTTGAGGGCTCGAGGATCGGTAAGCAGATATCGCACGTGCTCAACCGGGTTGTCGGAAAAATCAGTCGTATCGAAACCGGCATATCCTATCGACGGGATCTTGTTCCAGAGCACCAACGCCGCCAGCGTTGGAGCGGGATCACCCGCGTCTGGGTTGTTGCCTTTGATCGTCGCCTCGACATATGCCCGGCTGCTGTAGTATTCCAATCCAAGCAGCGCGCTGTCCGTCTCCTGATCGGCATTGTACCCATATTGGCCGTTGTGCTTGTAAAGTGTCTGGAATGTTGTGGCCCATCCTGCCGTCGTATTGCGCACGTCCGCAAATTCAGTAATCGGCCCTTCACCTGCTACAAAATGCCCATAAAGATATTCGCCCGTGTCGGCATAAAGCACGGGCTGGAGATCGATCTGAGTCCGCCCAAGTCCAAGCGGGATTGACTGGCCTATCGGAAAATTGTCTGTGCTGGTCCATTGCTTCGTCGCCCGTCGTGAGCCGAAGATCGCACCCATCCCGGCGGGTCGTGTGTTTACCTTGAACGAACCAATGACTGCCTTGTACCTGAACCCTTGAAATGCTTTCTGGTTCCCATAGCCCACGCACTGAGACCACGACTTATTACACGTCGATGCCTCTTTGTACGCTTGCGGCTTCTGTGCAAGAGTCTGCCCGGCAAGGCAGTCTGTGCCCTTAAATTTCAATGGGCACTTCAGGTCATACTTGCCGAAGGGTAATTCATTTTCAATCGTTCCGAGGTCTTGCTTTGCCGTGATCGTCACTGACGCGTTGTCAATGTCGCCCGGCTTCTCACACCGACCAACGAAGAGGACGAGCGAATCAGTCGAATATCTGCGGCTCACGGTACGCACCAGCACCCGGTAGCCCTCAAGTGATATACCGTTCAACCAGGTACTGACCGTCTTATCGACGTTTGACAGCGTGATATTGACTGAGTTGAATTTCTCGGTCATATACCGGCTGATGTCTGACCGACTGATTGCCTGCTGCTGATACTCCCACCCAAACCAGACCAGCGACGTTGACGCGAATCTGCGCTCGGCATTGGCCGGTATCAGATCGGTGACTGTCGGCGGGTAAAACTCGAACAGGTCAACCGGCGTCAGGTCACGCTCGGACGATAACAATATCTGATAGAGTGTCGGTGAAACTGTCTGCATAATTATCCAATTGGTGGACGTGCTATCTGAATAAGTAGTGCGTTCTCGCCTTCAACCGCGCCTTCCGGCGTCACGTATTTGATGATGGTTGCCTGTCTCGACTGCGACCAGTAACGAGTGTGCGCCGTGCGAGAATATGACGCATAACGACAGAATAATAATTCCTCATTAGTGTGCGGGTTGGTCATCGCAAAATATATCCCGCCTGATGTCGAATCATAGTGTGCATCAAGCATTGCCGCTTGCTCTGCAGATAGTCCGTCCCACTCGACCTCAAACATCCTGACAGGCGTCTTCAACTTGGTATTACTGACGCTGGCTTTATTGGCGAACTCCTGATTGTATTCCTGCCACTGGTTGATCGTCTCCTGGAACCTGACAGGGATAGGAGCGTTGGCCGTTGGAGGTTGTGGGAGAGCAGACGGAGCTGGGAAGGTCCACGTTGCCGCGCAACCAGTGCCGGTTGATGTCCCCTCGGCAATCTGTCCGGATCCTACTCCAACATTTGGCCCTGACACGATTTGAGCCGTGACGACCATATCGTGACAAGCCATGGCAACGACCGCCTCGAGCGGATAGACAGGAGCAGTAATTGATCGATACAGAATCCGGTCACCGACCAGATACGTGATCACACCACCCAGACAGCGGATCGACACGACCGCGCCGCTGCTTTGCCAGATCCCGTCAAACCAGATTTTGGGAGTAGCCGATTTTTCATAAATATACACCGTTCCTGCTGGGTGTGGCGGTGCTGCGCCCGTATTGGTCTCTGTGCTGAGATATAGGCAGTGAGTCCAGTTCACGTAATTCTCAACGTCCGCGCCAACTGCAACCTCTGCAGAGCATAGACCCAAGTATGCCCGCCCATTTGGATTGCGACCGGATAACTGAAACGTCACCTCCCAGTCCTCATCGACCAGATTGGCGAAACCATTAAGCGTGTATGCGAGTGCATCACCCATACCCATTGCGCCAGAATAGCACCCATTGATCCCCGCGTTGGTGTTCGTGATCGTGTACCCGCTGACAGCGACGTTGCTATATGCGATCCATGCTGAATTTTCAATTGCCATCAGTCCAGTTTCTCCAGGGTCACTTGTGCCTGATTGCTCCACGCCTTCGTCCTGGTCGGCAAAGTCATCGATACGTATCGAACATTTGCATAAAGCACGGCATCACGGCGATGGTAAAATTCAAAAGTGGACGACCGCCCGCGCATTGCGTTGTAGTGCCTGACAAGCGTGTTGATCTCATCCTGGCTGAGTCCGTCATAGTCCAGAACCCAGCGACGGATCCCGCAGGGCTGGACGTTGACGGCCACGCCGCCATCTTCAAATTCATACGTCGTCACACCGTATTCAATCGGCTGGTCAACCAGTCGTGAGATATACGGCCCGGCATACTGCACCCCGTCAGGGTATGGCGTGGACAACTTGACGAAACCAAACTGTATCGGTATCTCAATTCCGGTTGGTGATATCGTTCTGATCGTTGCCGTTACTGTTGGTTGCCCAAACGTGACATTGACCGCCAGCCCATCAAGCTGAACTACTCGGCCACGGCCAACCACTGGCAATCCAAATGTCACATTGATCTGTAACCCATTTGGCCGAATGACATTAATCTGAGGCTGGCCAAATACCACATTGATCTGTAGGCCAGTCGGCTGAATCCTGTTGATCTGAGGTTGACCAAATGTAACATTGACCGCAAAGCCATTTAGCGTAATGGCCGACTCTGGCCCATAGACTCGAGGCTGGCCGAACGTGACGGGGATCTCTATACCGTACGGTCTGACAATCGGATTGGTCTGGGTGATCGTCGAATAGCCAAATGTGACCGGGACTTGAAAGCCATTTGGCAGGATCGCTCGAGCGTAGGTAATCTCAAGGAATGGCGGTTGATCTACCGTGCTCTCTGATGCGGCAAACTGGCCATACTGAATGGTGGTCACTGCCAGTCCCGCCACGTCTCGATAGTACCGAAGGACGATTGGTGTATATCCGCCCGCATCACCTTGCAACCATGCCCGGCCAGTTGAGTTGAGCGTCAGTATTGAATAATCCTTTGTGCCAAGCGCAGAAAGTGAAGACGCATGAAAGGCATATGCTGATTCTTGTGAAGTGGTCGCCACCCAGTCATCATAGGTCAGACTGGTCGCACTGTCGGCCATGTATGCCGGATGGATCTCAAGATTCCATGTTGGATTCTGCTTGGCAATGCATCGAATCTTTAACGCTGCAATAGTGACGACGTTATTCACCGGCAAACTGGCCAGATTAAACTTGAGATATGTTCGCGAAACGTTCCAATCGCTTGCCCCATATTGTGACGTCCCAACAACAAGCGTTGAATTTATCACGCTAGGGGTCAAAGTCCCGGAGCCTGCACGAGCGATTGAAAAGCTCGTACCATCAGAACTGATCATCCCGTCAAAGTTTTGGACCTCTACCACATTCGACGGATCCGCATAGGACGTGAGCGAGTCGAAACCGAATGACCATTCTGGTTGATAGCGATCGGCAAAGATCTCGTCCCACCAGTGCATCACCCACCAGAGCGGCTTAAATGCGTTGTAGATGAGCTTGCTATATCGTGGGTAGGTATAGAACCTTCCAACGCAATGCTGGCCATCCTGACGCAAATGAACGGCATCAGGCGTGAGCTTTTCGAGCGGTAAACTACTGTCCAGTTTGAGAGCGTGACGAAATACCCGGCCAATGACTGGCGCGTTGGCAATGCGGCAAAGCGTGGCCTGATGTCGATCAAACCACGCTGCATCAAATGCACGCCAATGCTGAGGACGATCTTGATCCATTACACGTCAGCAAGTCTGAAGATCTTGTTGGTTCCGTTGTCGAAGGAGACGGTGATATCGCCACCGTTTGGAGTAATAGGCAACCCTGCTGAGGCCGAATCAATCACGCAGATCAATGGCCACGTGCTATTCGCCGCAGTGGCAATTTCTTTGAAGATCACCAGCTGCGTAATCTGATTGGCGTTAGTTGCGACCGCCGTGAACGTCACGTCTGCCGCATCAAATGTACCGCCCGTGACTGTTTTACTACCCAACGTCTGTGGCGTGCCCTGTGCGTGCGTACCGATCACTGAATAATACTGATCACCATTCGTGGCCGTGTTTGGAGCGTACCCAGACCCTACCAGAGCGATCTTGATTGTGTCTGTGTCAAGATCGATAGAAGGCGATTGACTAAGTAGACTCTGCTTGGCTAAACCATACATTCTTGATGCCATATCAAAATTCTCCTAAAATGTCCCGGCGAAGGGCTGAACGCGCCTCACCATTTGATCGATAATCCTGAACAAATTTACTGACCATCACTCCCGGTTCCGTTTCCGCCCGGATGATGATCACCTGCGGCTCACCTCGTCGACGATAGCCCTGCTCGATGGTTGCCGATCCTGACCGCCGATCCTGTCCGAGGAACATGGTATCTCCCTGACCGCCACCACCGCCACCGATGGCTGCAAGTCCAACAGCAGCCGCTGCGCCTATCCCTGCCACCGTGCCGTAGAATTTGGCTGCGGTAAAATGCTGAGACGCTGAATAAAAGTTGCCAACTGCATTGGCCGCGAATCCTTCAGCAATTTCAAAGATTGCTTTGATGGCTGCCTGTGCTGTAACTGCTGCAATTACTTGTGCCGCCAACGCCTTGAATGCCTGCCCACCTATGCGACCAGTCATAATAAAATTCGTGATAATGTTTTGCAGTCCATTGGCCACCGCTCCAAAAGCGTCAACCATTATCGTCGAAAAATTGCCGATTTGCTGTGACACTGTGCTGATCGCTGATGTTGCACTTGCCCCAAGTTGCTCGAATATACCCTTGCCCTGATCCGCTGCCTTCTGTCCTTCCGGGCCGAAAATTGACAACGGGCTGGACGGATCCTTTGCCAACGACTCCATCCGTTGCCGCTTGCCTTCCTCGAACATTGCGTTCAATGCCTGGTTGAGGCGTAGCTCGTTCTGGTAGGTCTTTTCCGCTTCTGCTCTCTTGGCTTCCTCAAACTTGCGGACATTCTCGAGCCGCTCGGCGTCATACGCCTCTTCTTGTGCGGCTCGTTCGTTCTGGAGGTCAAGCAGCTTGCGGTTGGTTATGGTGCCTTCAGTCTCGAGGTTCTGGAGCTTCAGGCCCAAGATCCGCTGTGCAACAAAGTCCTCGGTCTGTTGCGCCATCTGCAGACGGACGCGTAGTTTCTCGTCCTCAATCCGCTGCATTGCGGCAATGACTTTGTCTTCCTCGTCCTGCATTGCCTCGAGCCGGAGTCGTGCGGACTCAGCGATCAGCCGCCGCTCCTCGTCCAGTTGCTCACGTCGCAATCGTGACTGGAAGGACTCTTCCTGTCGTGCCGCTCCTGTGGCCGACTTCCCGCCTTTGCCCGTCTTACCTCCCCCTCGTAAAGTCCGCAATGGTAGACCAGTATTCTCGTCAATACCTGGACCCTGAAAACCAGTCTCACCGCCCATATCAGGCAACAATCCAAGCTGACCCAGCATGGTCGTTACCCTCAATCCTCCACCGATCACACCTGCCTCGTTATATCCTGAGACAAATTCCTTAATCAGCTGAGGCAGCAGCTTCAACTTGCTTGTGTCGACAATCAATGCTCGAACAGCTCGACCGGCCAACTCAATAGACTTGGCCAAGTCTGAGAAAAAGCCAATGACACCAATGCCGATATCAACGGTAATGCTGGATAGCTGGAGCTTTAGAATATCCCACTTGTCGGCCAGCTCATTCGTCTTGGCGATTGTTTCCTGATCAATCACAATGCCAAGCTCTCGAGCTCTCGCTGTCAGATCGTCAAACGATCCTCCAACCTCACCCATGACTGGTAGCAGCTTTGCCCCGGATCGACCGAACAAGTCCAACGTCGTTGCTGTTTTAGTGGATCCGTCTTCTACTCGGCCCAGACTCTCGAGGGTCTTGCGAAAAGCCTGATCAACAGGCCCATTAAGATCAACGCCGAGCTGCTGAAACGTGTCAGCCAAATCAGCATTGCCATCTTTGGCCTCTTCAATACGCTTCTGGAAGATCACCGCTGTCTGTGACACTTCCTCAAAAGATTGACCTGATAACGTGGCCGCAAGTCGTAATGATTGAATGGTCTCTGTAGTGATCCCGGTAGTCTTGGCAAGATCGTCTATCTGACCGGTATATTCCATGGCGTGAGTTGCTGCGCCCACTAATGCAGCACCAGCCGCCACCGCTGCACCTGATACTGCCAACAATCCCGCCGCACTACCCGATAAGCTCGGGATCATGCTTGCCGCAGCATCACCCAGCAACCCAAACTGTGAGACGTAACCGGCAAGTTGTCCTCGTGCGGTATCACCGAACGAACTGGCAAACTGCTGGCCAGTCTTCTGTACCTGAGATCCGACAGCAGAGAAGCGCGAGCCCAGCCGGGTCAGCTGCTCCGAGGTCTCCGCCGCCATGCCCTCAACGACGCCACGAAATAGCTGCATCGACTGAATGGCGTCAGTCGTGTCCGCGTTGACTTTGAAGAGCAATCCAACTTGATCTCTATCAAGGGCCATCGAGTATTACCTGTTTCTCTCCGCCACCCCACATCGCCGCTTGTCGTTCGTCTTCCCATTGCTGGAGTTTGACGGCGGCACAGTTGTCGAAATCCCAGGCTACGCCGGGATCATCCAATTGCAGCAGCTTGCTCGGACGGGTCGAGAACTTCTGCGCTGTCATTGCCAATGCCAGCAGAGCCTCCCCCCGGTCGCTTTTGACGAAACCGGGCCAGCTTCTCGGGCTGGACCTCCCCGTTCTGAGTTTTCACTGGCACTCCCGGAGATCCGGCCTGTACCCAGCCAGTCAGGAATCTGAAGTCCTCCGGATCCAGCTCATCCAGTCTCAGCACGTCCGGATCATCGCTCGTCAGTGCTACTCGCGGTTCAACACACGAATAAATGACCGCTTCTGTCAGGAATGCCAGACCGTCCATAGTCTCTTCTGGCGAGAATTGGACATTGGCATTACTGCCGCCCTGCTGTGCCTCGAGCATTGCCCGTAGAAACGTCTGTGGTATGCGCCCTGCCGCCATCCACAGATCAAGCGGTGGACGCCTCATGACGAACTCTGCGCCAGAGGGTAGAGTGATCTTGCCGGTCAACTCTACCCCCTGCCGCTTCTGTCTGTAGCTCTCTGCTTTCATTGTAGCCCCTCAATGATTGCCGATTTAGTTGGCCGCGCCCTGGTGCCAGAAGTTGGCGATCTGATCACCAGCAGCACGTGACGTGATGGCAAGGCCATTGAACTCGAAGGACGCTTTCGACTGGTCCTTACGGGTCACCGTGAAGTTGAACCCGGCCTTGTTGAATGTCTTATACAACTGGATCACCCACCATTGATTTGTACCGCTGATGTCCGGTCCAATCAATGCGACAGAGTAAGTTGAGATCGTCGACAGTCCGCCGATCTTCAGCTCCTCATATCCGGTCGAGGTGTTGGTGTTGACGGCCTTTGTTCCGCCCACGGTCATCTTCTCGAGCAGATCCCAGTTGAACACCTGCAGAAACTCACCTGACAGAGTACACGTCTCACTGATAATGCGTGAGAGGTGCGGGGCGGTCAGCTCATCAGAGCCGAAGTCCTGAATCTCGGGCTTATACGCAAACGTCACACCGCCCGAGGTCATACCGAGGTGAACGGCATTCGGGTTGGCTGTGCCATCAGGTGTGCCATCGGCATCCAGCGTCAGTCTATTGCCAGCAGACGGAACCGCGACGTTCAGCCACAGATCCGACGGCCCGAGTACGATCTCATTCGCATCGTAGTTTTTCGAGGTTCCGGCCATTGATTACTTCTCCTTGTTGGTCTTTAACAGTGATAGAAATGGAGTTGGATCAAGAGCGGGTCGATAATCAACTCGCTCCTTCGTCGGGTCAAAATATCCGAGCTCCTTGGCGATTTCACAGTACTTCTCTTCGCCGAGTTTCTCGTGAGTCCACGGCAACGGGGGAAGCGTCATCGATTTGGCTTTTTCAACATAGTTCATCGTCTCACCTCTCCAAAGTTTGAACGGTCATAATAATACGTGCGTCCATCCGGTAAATTGTGTCGTTTTGCCTGAGTATCCCGAACTGATGCTCGGTCACCTCCCAGACAGGCTCACTGACATATGACGTCGTTGCGCCGCCTATCAGATCGGACACGCTCATCGTCCGAATTATGCGGTCGACCGCAATGACATATTTCAGGATCTTCCGCTGCAGCGCGTAGGCATCGACTCCATCAATGGCAATGTCGATGTAAAACTCAACCCGGCCCCTGATATGCGAGTCGTCGTCCGACTGCTCCATCTGCTCATTGCTGGTCGAGATGAACAGAGCTGGGAAGTTGAGCACAATCGGCGTCGGTGTTCGGTAGTCGGTAAAGTCGGCCAGGGTTGCGTCGATCTCCGCAAGTGCCGTTGCGCTTGAGGCCTCGATATATGTCTGGAGGTTGTCAATCAACCTCAATGCCCACTGCGCCTGATACCTGGTTGTCGTGTATGCCATTAGTTAGCCCCCGGGGTCAGCCTTGCTCGGCTGGTCGTCTGGAAACCGGCATCACGCGCCCCACGTTCAACGAAACGATAGAGCCGGGACACTATTCGATCAATGTCTCTCTGCGTTGGCTGGAGGATTGGCCTTGCTGGCATCCTCTTCGTTCCGCGCTGATGGAAGATTGCATAAGGAACCGCCGTGCCCATTGTCAGGCTCAGCGGTGTCTCTTCATAGACCTGATCGCCGCCTTTCTGTCCGGCCAGAGTAAAGGACCGTTTCAATCGCTCCGTTGCCGACAGGATCGGCTTGCCCGGGTATTTCTTGGCCTTCCATTTGGCATAGCCACTGCTCAACGGCTGCCACCGTGCGCCACCTCGAGAACCCTGACTCTCGAAATGTTCCACGCTTGCCCGGAGGAAATACATATGGATCTCTGGCCAAGCTGGTCGAAAGTCACGGATCGTTTCGTTGACCGTTTGAAAGGCCCGTGTCGTTCGCTCTCGTCCGTCTATTTCTACAGAAAACTTCATGCGAACATCGCCCTTCCTGCCTTGAAGCTATCAGCGATCAATTGCGCCCTCGGTGGAAGTGGCTGGTTGATTACTGCAATACCATCAACCGCCACTGCTCGAGCGAATCCCTGATCCTTCGACCGCCAGACATTGGCCACCGTCTCGAGGACAGCCTCTTGAACCTCTTGAGGCGTCGAGTCCCATCCCCATTTGGCCGTCACTCCGACCCGGATGCCGTTAGGCCAGCCGACGTAATCAACTTGGTTGCTGAACTCAGCAAAGAAAAAATCACGCCGCTCGTTGAGTGCCTGAAAGCTCGAGTAATCGTCACCATACCGACGCACCAAGTAGAACTCACCCGGCGTGTTCTGTCTCGCATTCTTGTTGGCATTGACCTCAATCCAGTTAAGCTCGGCAAAGCCGCTCGGCATTGTGACGACGGGCGCAGTGCTGGAGAGGTACGGATCCAGCCTAAGATAGTCCGTACCATCTCCCCAGAAATAGCGAATACTGGCCGTCTGTGCGGTCAATCCTGCAGCGAAATATCCATCAGGCAGAGAACAGGCCATGTCAAAGATCCGCGCCGCTCGAGGAATGATCTTGATCAAGAGATCTTCGTCGGCATCCTGCGACTGGTAGACATAGGCCCTGACCTGATCCATTGTCACATAATCACTTGCGGACACGTTGCCCCCCTTGCTTCTGGACTACTGGCGAGGTTGGTGGATATGCGATGCGCTTATTCCACGCGCCACGGTTGCCCTCCTCGTCGCCGTTGTAGATCTCTGCAATACCACGCTGAATCAGCAGGTGAGCCACGCCCGGCGGAGGGTTGAGGATATCGCCAGCACTGGCCATTCCGTATGGTTTGAGCAGTTTGATTTTCATTTGCACTCCTCCGGCTTGCCCTGATCCTGCCATTCGTTCACATACTGGTGTTTGATCTGCCAGTCGTTTGTCGGCCAACTCACCACCAGTTGCAGATGGCCCAGCTTGATGTGGTTGGCCTGATAGATCTTCTTGCTAGCCTTTTTCCAATTGACCCAGAAGTAGATGTCCGCATCCTGCCGTTCGTCGTCCCAGTCACCGGATGAACCAGGTTGAGACCACAACCACGGCTTCGGAACATCGGCCAGAGCCTTCAGCTTGATTAACGTCAATCCGAAGTGCCCGGTATGGATCTCTGTCAGGTCGCTCTCAAACTCTGACGCGTCAGCAGAGCCTCGAGAATTGCCGAAGGTATCCTTCATCGTGAAAAGGAATTGTTCGTTGTTCCTTCTCACCTGAACCGGGACAATTGCCTCAGCTTCCGGATACTGCGCCGCGAGGGTCAGCAGCTCCTTGACGTCATCGGCATCGAATAGCGTGTCATAGTCGACGATGATGGCCCACTCAATGCCATTGTCGATAAGCATCTTTAGGCCACGGCTCACGCCCTGTTCCCAAAATGCACCGCCGTGTTTGTAGAGCGGGATGTTGAAATCTTTTGACCTGAACGCCGTCCACGCCGCGCCCCATGTGTCATTCCAACCAAGTCGAGGTACCGACATCAGAGCGGCCACCTTTGCGGACACCTCGATCCGGCCCTCGAGCTGGGTTGCGTCAGTACGCTTAACGCCCTGCAGATTGAGACTGATCGGCAACGCCGCGCAATCATTGATCTCAGATTGCCACGTCGTGATCTCAGTCAGGCCAACATATCGCAGCATATCCCGGAGCTTGCTCTCGGTATAGACTGCCTTGTGGTAATCGTTGTCATCCGTCTGGCCGCCCATCAGCCAGCCCTCAACGGGTGCAGATGGGTCATCAACCTTTTCAATGATCTTCTTCAGGTCTGGCACTGCGATCCGCAGCACCCCGCCGGGCTTGAGCACTCTTACCCACTCCTTGAGCACGTCGACCGCCTCACGGTGACCGAAATGCTCGAGGATGTGAGATGCCCTCACCTCGTCGACTGATCCGTCAGCATAGCCAGGAAGCGGGAAAACTTCCTGACCAGACTGACGATCGAGAGTCGTGAAACCCGGTATTTTTTGCAAGCCTCCACCGAGATTCAGCTTCATTGACTAGACCTCCTTGACGACGTTGGAGCCGTACTCGGAAGTGCCGCTCGCGTCCTCGGCCAGCCTGTCAAGGTAGCCGATAGCCGCAACCGGGATGTTGGAATTGGTCGAGCCTGATGGAACAGTCACCGCAACCCGCAGATACCGCTTGCGAGTACCGTTTGAGCGGTCCACAAAAAATCTGACCGACTCTGACGCAGCGACCGCAGCCGCACCAGTTGACAGAGCAGTGATCTCTGCAAAGTTGGTGGCAACGGTGTCATCCGACTCGTAGATCTTGATTGAACTTGGAGCCGTGCCAGCTCCGGCCAAAGCACCGAGAGACACGATGATCTCTGCCGATCCAGCTCCGAGACAGTCGAGGTTGGCCGTTGCCGTGGCTCCGTGTGTGACGGTAGCTGGCACCAGCATGACAGTTGATTTGAGTGTTTTCTGATTGTTCAATGGATCACCTCCTATTAGGCGGCCGCCGTGATGAGTCCGACGATTGGACCGGCAGCAGTAGTGTTGCCGACGTCGTGGACGTTGATGTCGAACCGCTCGGTTCCGCGAATCGCCAGCTGATCCTCAGCGAACTTGTATTCACTCGAGAGAGCCAGCGAGAGGAGCCGACGATCGCCGAAGGTTGAACCCTGGCGGAAGTTGCCGAGCAGCGCACAGATCTGGCTGTTGGCCTCGGTGGTCGGCATCACCTGCGAGAGGGTCACCGGGTAGCCGAGGAAGCGTGGCACTCCACCATTGGCGATGTCGACAACGGTGTTGCCCCCCGCCGCAGTCTGCAGCTTGTGAGCAACCGTGTCGAAGAACGTGGCCGACATCACCCACACCGCGCCCGCACGGGCGAAGAGTGGGAGACGACCGAGGACGCCGTGGAAGTCGCTGAGCACGATCTCACTGTAGGCATTGCCCGTGGCCACCTGGAGTCCCTTGATGTTGGCGATCGTGCTGTCAACATTGCGGAGCTTGGAGCGGACACCAACGATGCCGCCGTAGGTTGACGTGCCATCTCCATTGAAGAAGCACTCGTCTTCCTTGTTGCTGAACGCATAGGCAATCTCACCCGCGAGGTCGTCGCCGATCGAGATCATCGAATCCTCATTCAGCTCGGACGACCAGAGGGTCAGAGCCGCGAGCTTCTTGGCCACCAGGTTGACCTGATCCCATGTCTTGTCGCTGGCCGTGATTGCCGACGCCTCACCGACGAAATAGGCAGTCAGCCCACCGACACGACGAGGAATGGTCAGGGTGTCACTGGCCATCGCAACGACTCGCGAAACCTGACGGGCTACACCATACTGCTCGCGGAGGTCGATGATGTCGGTCGAGAACTCTGGTGGAACCAGGTATCCGCCGAGGTAGTTCGTGCCCTCGGACAGTGCCTTGGTCTGGATGCCGTTCTGATCGCACCACTGCTTGCTGGCAGTGTCGCCAACGACTGCACCCTTGAACCACTTGCCGAACCGATAGGCACGCTCGTCAGCCGACTTGCCGTTGACCGTACCCTTGAAATTCTTGACCCGGCTCACACGGCTGAACTCAATGGATGGAGCAACGTTGCCGTTGTCCTTCGTCGAGACTCCGCCGCTGTGCGAGTAGGTCACGCTTGATGCCTTCATCGCTTCGATCTCCTCGAGCTGCTTGACCTCCGACTGGAGGGTAGCGATCTCTTCGTTACGCGACTTGATCTCGGTCAGCTTGTCCGCCGGGATCGTCGCAACATCCGGATGAGCATCGAACGCCGCTTTCTGCGTTGCCTTCAGCCCGTCCAACTCAAGAATCTTTTCCTGTAGTTTGGTCATAGGTCTCCTAAATACCTGCTTGCAGTTTGAGAAATTCAGCATAGAGAGATTTGGCGTTGTCCCCATACTCCATCTCTGGCTTGTTCGGCTCTTCCTCTTCGCCGTCGTCCTTGGGCTTGTTGCCAAGCTCATCGGCCATTTTGCGAAGTCGTCCACACGCCTTTTCGAGGTCATCGGCCATCTCCGCACACATGGCTCCATGCGTGGGAGATCCCTTTCTGCCTTGCGATTTACGCAGCTCGGATATCTCCTTGATGCGTGTTTCGAGTCCCTCAACCGCAGTAAGCACGGCCTGAGAGTGTTCAGCGAACGTCAAACCAGTCAGCGATTTTGCGTCCATAATGATTGCCTTTTCGTTTGCCGGTACTGTGACCGGGGAATACTCGTATAATTTCAATTTTTTGAGCAGATAGACAACATCCCGCCCATCGTCGTCAAACTTTGCCAAGATCTGCATTTGCTTGTCGACTGGCAGCCCATACGCGGCGATGGTGTTGGCTAGCCCGGCCCGGTCGACGACATCATAATCCAGCACCTGATATCCGATGGAGAGACGCTTGACGACACCATCGCGAATCAGGGTCATAGCATCAAGCCCTTTGGCCGTGCGACTGATCCGCGAACGGGTCAGCAGACCATATCCGTCCTCTTTGGCCTCAAGTGGTATGCCAATGGGCGTCATCCAGTCGTGTTGCCAGCAGACCACACCATCAGAGAGAAAGCGGGGGATGTCGGACGTGAACGCGCCCGGCAGGATCATGTCACCAGTCGAGTCGATGTTGAGGATCCCGGCAGCATAGCCGACGAACTCGCCAGCAAACTGGCCATCGTCCATCATCTCAGCCTGCTTGACCTCGAAGGATAGCGTCTTGCGTTGAATGTCGTCGAATCTCTTCTCGTTCATCCCTTGTCCTCATCGATGTTCTCGAACCGCTTCACTTTGGCCTTGGCCCAAGTATACCCGGGATCCCCGCCCCACAATGCCCACGCAATGCGCCCAGCTGACGGATACCCGTCCTCACCTGGTGAGAAGCCTTGCCCCTGCTTGTCGACCTCGTGACGGGAGAAGAAGCTATACATCCGTTTGACCGTCTGTGGAGACAACTCCTTGCCGTTGCTGATATCACGCGCACGAGCTACGCCAACCGCAGTGCCACCACGGTTGAACTCACGACGCCACTCGAGACCGCGCTTGGCCTCGGCCTTCATTCCGCTTGTCGGGGTCAGGTCGACTTCAACTCCTCGATACTGTGCCTTGAACTCCTGCGCCATTACCGGGATATGTACACATCGACACTGCGCCCCACCTTCACACGACGGATTTGGGACGGCGGGTATCTCACCCAGCTGTCCACCCATACCATCCGAATCACCACACGGTGAGCAGGTGTTGTTGTCGAGGACGGCTGAGTAGACCAGATATTCAATCTGATCGGCCTTCTCTTCGATCTCAGCGTCCCGGCCCTGCGAGAGTGCCCAGTTGGTCGCTTCACTCGCTGATCGTGTCGTGTATGCTGTTGAGCCTGCCCCCATCGTCTCGCGGACAGTATCGACTACCGCTTGACCCAGCAGGGAAGCGGTGATCGCCGCACCTGTTGCCCGTGCTTGGACGTCATTCGCAATCCTGCTCACGATCGCACCAGCCATCGATCGCATAGATGTTTCATCAGGACGCGCCGACTGGTCACCGATCGACGCGCCCTGATTCCGCAGCTCCTCAACGATCAATCCAGCCCCCCGGAGGAAGAGAGCAGAGAGGAGTGCGTATATCGTGCCACGGTCTTTGTCAGTTGTATTGACCGTGGCGAGGTAATAGGCGGAGGGGTCTAGGTCACCCAGCTCCTCGGCCATCTGATCGATGTAGCGCGAACGTAGCGCAAGCAGGGTACCTTCCATGGAGGTCTTGCCCTGTTGGTAGGCATCATCGAGAGCTTTCAACATCCGCGCCTCAAGCTCGGTCGGCTGGCGGCGAAGGGTCAGCCCATTCCAGTCGACCGACTTGGTGAAGAAGTGGGGAGACATGGACTTTGCGGAGTCTTCTCCGGTCTCCCCTGCTGCCGGTCCCGGAGGTAGCGTGTCCGTCGGCAGAACTGGTGGTGATGGTGGATCGCTGATCTGATCCATCACGACGTCAAGAGTGACGGGCTGCACGTTGCTTGGCAACAAATAGAAATCGCCATCAGGTTCCGGATCATAGCCAAACTGTGCCCGTGTCTCATTGAGGGTTGCGACTCCTGCTGAATACGCGGCAATTGCTCGAGCCTCTTTCTCGCTCTGGTTCTCCTGTAATGCTCTGATCTCGGACGTATCGAAGTACGCCTTGATCTTCCGTGTCTGGAGATCCCGCTCGAAGTCGACAAGTAGTTGCCTGGTGATCGTCTGGGCGAAAATGTCATAGGTCGGAAGCAAGCACTCTTCAAAGGCCGACTTCTTCAGGTTGGCAAGGTTGTTGTAGGTGCTGCTGTCCAGCCCCGCAGACAACCCCGCGACGATCGCCGGGATACCCATTGCGCCAGAGATCCGTGACTCGGCCAGATTGGTGATCGCTCCGAACTCCATTGTCTTCGGATCGTAGCCAAGCGTATCGATGGACGCCTGGAAGTCGAGGATCAACGGCTCACCCCGATTGTCACCACCAAATTTTCGTTTCCAAGTCTGCTTGATCTGCTCGGCCTTCTCGGCGGTCATCCCGATCGACTCTTGAGGGCTGACAATGACACCAGGAATGGCCATATTGCGGCAGAGAGCGGCGACCCACAGTGAGACCTCGGTGTCAGTGAAAACTTGCAGCAGAGAGGCCTTGAGAGGGGCCAGCCCATACCGAGGGTTGGCCGGATTTAGGCCATTGCGAAAGTGGACGACATTCTCAACCGGTATGCGCTCAATACTGCCATTTATGCGCCGCTCGTAATAATCGATATACGCCGATCCATCATCGGGCCAGTGCGGCTTGATCGACCAGTGCGGCTCATACCAGATGGCCGTAGGGACGCCGAACCCTCGAGCGTTGCGCTCCTTCACCCAATATGCGTTGCCGTCCAAATGGTATGACAGGAGCGTTGCCGCCCACATCGACGCCGCACCATAGCCAGCGTTGGGCGTATACATCAGCTTGGTCAACGGATGGTCGGCAAGCTCAGTCTTGTTGCCATCACGGTCTTTCTGATAGACGCCAAAGTCCGCTTGATTAAAATTCCGCTGAATCCAAGCAAGCGTATTGATTACTGCTGAGTTGGCAATGGGGTCGGTGTTCTCGTATGGGAAGGTTCGAGGAGCCATTGACAGGAACGATCCGCCCCGATGCGTCAGGTTGGACGGATAGCGGAAGGCCATGGACGCTGCTTTTACTCGGTCAAAGATTCCCATACGTGTTTACCGTTACACTTTTTCCGCGTTTAATTTTTGTTGGAGCTGCTCATTCTCCGTCTCCAACTCTGTCACTTTTTGTCTCAGTTGGTCAACCACGAATTCCAGATAGCCGATTGCCATCCACGGATTATACTTCTTCGCCAGCTGATACCGCTTCTCCATCTCTTCGGCAAGATCGGCCATAAATTATTTCTTTTCCAAGCTGCCCATAACCACCACGGCTTGATCTCCGCTGGCCGATGTATATTGCTCGTCAACTCCAGTCACATGAATAGGTGCTTGAATTGTCACCCCGTGCTTGGCGTCAGTGATCCAAAATGCTTGACGTGGCGGCTCATACCGAAAATTGGAAATGAAGGCGTACTCGTCATACCCCTTGAGGGAACCATTGACGATCAGCCCTCGAAGAAATGCCAGCTGATGCCAGTGTCCCATGATCATATAGTCATATGGTCGACGGACAGCGTTCTCTCGTTCGCGCTTCCTGGCATCACCGATCATCAGCGGCGAGAGCATGCCAGCAATTCCGGATCCACCGCGGAATTGATCGCCGTGTGTCAGGAGGTACCTGGTAGAGTAGACGGTATATGGTTGATCGGCGGATGGTGAGATCGCAAAGCTGATGCCCTTCTGGCCTGTCAACAACTTGGCCAGCAGATGAGCAAAGAACCAGTCAAAATTATCTTGTGCTCGATTCTTGGCGTGAGGCTTGCGTTGTCGTCTCCCGTGATTCCCGACCACGCACGGCAGGAAGACACGGCCAAAGACATCGGACAGATGGCGAATCCCGGCGGCCATTGGCTCTGCCCAGTAGAGCAATGATTCAAATATCGTGCCAACGTTTGTTTCAACGAGTTCCTCGTGAATGATGCCGGAAAAAAGATCTCCACCAAGTGGTAGGACGATGCCCTCATAGGTCAACCCGTGCAGATAATCACGGGATAGCTCGACAACATGATCAAAGAATAAGCGCAACCGCTTTTCTGCGATCTCTCGATTGTATGCGTTGACATAATTCACCTGATCCGGATAGACCACCTCGTCCAGATGCAGGTCAGAGAGAAATGCCGTCGGAATAGCGGCTCGAGAGCCTTTCGATGGCTTGCGTTCAATCCATCTTGGCACCTCGTGTTTAACCTCTCTGACCAGCTTGGCAAACTCTGCGCCCTGAATAAGCTCGTCACGTTCCTTGAGGATCTCATCCCGCTCACGTTTGATTGCTGTAATCTGCCGTCGATAATCTTTTGTGGTAAAGCTCTCTTCCGGATTACTCTGTGATCGAGGATTTTTGCCACCTGGTAACTCTTCATAATTTGGCAGATCCAGGTGTGCCAATTGTCCACTGCGCCATTTGTGGACATATTTGAGGACAGCGTTATAAGAAATGCCGCTTTCACGATGAGTCCGCAGTTGGTTGTAATCCGTGCTGATATATACGCGGATTAAGTCGATGATCTCCTCATTGCTTAAAGGCTTATATGCCATCAGTATGCTGTACCGACACTGCCACGATGAAGCGCGTTTAATGCCAATGCTCGAGCCATCACCGTATCATCGTGTCCGCCAGAAGGTGCAGAGTATGAGATCCGGCCTGTTGTGGCATTGCGCCTGCTCTCATATGCCAGCAGCTCAGTCCGCCCGACCGGATCCGGCAACCACTGCAGCTCGACCCGCTCGAGTGCCAATGCCAATGACTGAATCAATGGTGGTTTAGACGTGCCGGTAGTCTCGAAACCCCGGACGGGTAGACCCTCGCGCTGGAGAGCCTCGAGGTTCGGACCGCCGATGGAGTTGGTTTCGACCATCACGGCAATGCACCCGTGCCGCTCAATGATGGTCTTGAGCCGTGCCCGTTGAAATGCCCACTCAATCTTGTTGAAGCGGTCAAGCTCGACCTCCTGCCGACACGTCGCACAGACAACGGATATGACGGTGAAATCATTCTGCTGACCCCAGTCGACCCCGGCCATTAAGCTGTGCCCTCGATGATCGGTCTGATTGTCGGCGTGCAGACATGCATCGATGTTGCGGAAGACTGCGCCCTCGTTCTGGAGAAACTCGGCCAGGTATTCTTGCCTGAATATCTGCTCAGGCAGCTCGAGTCGAGCGGCCTCGACTTCAGCCGGGTCGATGTATGGATTGGCCGTGGTTGGTGCGTGCCATCCATTCCAGTCAGGTTGTGCCGGGTCGACTCCCCTGCTGTAACACTCGTGGAAGAAGTTAACGCCCTTAGGCGTACTCAGCAGGAAGGCGTCACCGGTGTAGTCGGTCAGCGTCGGACGAATGGCCGCTTGCCAGCTGTCACCAAGATCCGGGACCATTGCCGCTTCGTCAATGATCACTCGTGCGTATTTGCGACCGCGCACGGAATCGGCAGCGTCCAATGACCAGCAGTCAATGACGCCACCGGTCAGCAGCTCGATCCGATGCTCCTGCTTCGCGACTCTCGTTTGAATTGGCTTTGTCGTCTCGACGATCTCTTTCCAGACCTCGCCAAGCATTCGATATGTTGGAGAGAACCAGCCGACCGGGTATCCGTCCAATGCCCTGTCAATTACCAGATCAATACCCAGCTTCGTCTTGCCGAAACGTCGACCGCAGGCGAGCACGTTGAACCGCCGAGCCTCATCAACTATTTGCTGTTGTCCGGGATGAAGGACAGGCAGGATCAGTTCAATTTGTTTGCTTGCGGTCTTCACGCCTGATCACCACCTCGACTGACCCCGAGTGACTCTGATCTGCTCGCTCAATATATCCGCGCTCTTGGCCGATTGTCTTGAGCGTGAAGCAGACCGCCCAACCTTGCTGATTCCTGACTGCGGCAAGCAAGGCGTTCTCGGCCTCGTCGAGCATTGTCTGTCGAGCGTCGTCCAGGATCTGTTGTAGTTCGGGGCTTGCGTTGATGTGGGAGTGAATGGCAAAACGTGAGATACCCATTGACCGGGCAGCGTGGCTTATATTGCCGTTGGAGTTTTGCAGAGCTTGAGCCAGCTCGTTATCGTCAATGCGATGTGTCGATGGCCGCGCCGGGGATTGACGCTTGCTGGCCTTCATTTTGGTAGCCTTCTTTTTGATTGTCATACTTGTTATTTGTCAACTAGCTTATCAATCTTGTCCTCGATCCGATCAAGACGGTTTTGAATACCCTGCAGTTCCTTGTCGAATGATCGAGTCGTGACAAAGTGCCGCATCTCCTGCCGGATCTCGTCAACCTCTTTTCGACTGGCGGATGTAAACGACTTGACCAACCAGCCAAAGGCCAGCGCAATGATACTCGATACTGTAACGTCGATATAGTCCTTGTCCATTTGTCTCTCTTCCACGGGGATCATTGGTTGTGCCTATAGTTGGTGGGCCAGCGTATCCCTCAGTTCCCCGGCGTGAGGCTATACGCCCCCGAGGGTGCTGGCCCGTATGCCGGGGTAGGGAAGTCTACTGCCCTTTGAGCTTGGCGAGCAGCTCGACTGCCTTCTCCTCGTTGGCATCGATCTTGAGGCCAGCATCCTCGAGGAGCTGCGCCGGAGTCTTGCCGGTACGGGCAGACTCTTTGATCAGCTCATTGGTGATCAGGAGAAGGAAGGACGGAAGAGTTGAGAGCAGGTCAATAATGTTCATTTGCCCCCCTTGATGGTCTTGGTTGTTTTGATTAACTCGCCAATGCTGGCGATGGTTGCGGACAGGTTGGCTGCCACGGCAATGATCTCGTTTCGTTTTGGTTCGGACAGGTTCAGGACTCGAGGATCATTGACCAGTGTGTTGATGATGTTGTTGGAGCTGGCAAGGATGTTGAGAAGGTCTTGCTGTCCATCTCCAGTCAATGCTAGGTTGCCGTCAGCGTCAATAAACTTCTTGGCCTCGGTCACAAGCTGGCCATTCAGGGTATTCACCTGGCGGAGTGCCGTGACAATGGCCACGCCAGTTTCAGGCGACATCTGACCCGTGGAGGTCTGCTGGTCGACGATGATCAGACCGACGCCGACATATCCGGCGATCCGGTCAGTTGATGCGGCAAACTGCTTGCCCTTGTCAGAGCACGCAACCGACGAGAGACCGATGAGGACGATCAGTGCAAGAAAAATATTTCGCATTAGTTGCTCTCCGGGAGTGGTGATTTGGCGAGGTAGAAGGCTGCCGAGAATACGGCAGACGTGACGGCAAGGGTCACCAGCTTCGAGCCGCCCTCATAGATGTTGAACGTTGCCGGGTCGACGATCATCATAGTGGTCGAGTTTGCAACGCCACCAACGATAGCCGCCACCAGCCCTTTGATCCACACATTCCAGTTCATTTTCAATCCTCCATAAAAAAAGGGAGAGACATCACTGTCTCCCCCAGCCAAGAAAGGAACGTCACAATGATACCCCCCTACACTATCACGCACGTAATATTTTTTTCGCGTGAATCCATCTGTCGAGTCTGTCGTCCCAACCAGTCAGGCCACCATTGATGATGCGCGTGATCTTCTCAAAGCTCTCTTCGGTGTTCTCGTCAGCAATTTGATTGAGGCCTCGAGACTGCCACCACCAGCAAGCGGACTTGACCGCATACTGAGGAGTCGTGAGCAGATCCGGATTTTTTAGCAAGTTGACTTGATCGCCCAAAACGTGACTGACCTGCTCATAATTGGAGCGGCCAGTAATCTGAATCAGACCACGGCCACGAAATTTGAATCCATCGCCAGGTTGAGTATTGCCGAGCGTGGCCGCGAGTGGATGGGGCGGTTCGTATTTCTGCTGTTGCCTGGTTGGCCCCCATAGCTCACTGACCAGCATCAGGTTCATTGACTCGTGGCCGATCTGTGCAATAAATGCAGCTTTGCGAACTGGCGTGTCAATTTCAAAGATCGAGCAGTAGTACTCAAGCTGCTCTCCCCAGATCTTCATTCTCTTTGCGCTTGACCGCGGAAAGAGTAGTCTCAATTCTTCGTATGTCATGACGTTGTGACCTCATAGTAAGTGCGAGCTGGCCCCCGTCCTCCCGGAGTCCGCTCGTCCAGTTCCTGTTTACGGAGAGCAAGCCTTCCACCCTCCACCATTCGATTAAGCCAGACCTTTACCCTGTCCCGGTGCTGGCCGAGTGTGTTGGCGATCGGGTCAAGCTCGTTGATTCCCATTTCGCTGATAACGTGGATGATTCGATCTGCTACTGACTGCGCCGGAAGCTCGAGAGAGTATTTGATTTCTTCAATGGCGTAGGCCACGGCTGCGCCGGTGATGGGTGCACGATAGGCAAGATTCCGACCAGCCTGGACGAACTCCTCAAATGCTTTCAGGACCGCCCGATCCTCGACGATTGCCGGGAGACTGGCGTCGACTGGCGGAGCCGCTTGCTCGGCGATGTGTGCCTTGAGCTGTCGGGTCGTCATTGTCTGATCTGCTGCTGCCTCGAGTGCAGCGACCGGATCGGGAGCGGCTGAGGCAATGACAAAATGGCTGAACTCCAGATTTTGCGGTCGCTCGCAAAATGCGCGGGCGAGTTGATAGGCGGCTCGGTATTCGTAGATCCGCCGTGGATGGCACCCTACAGATTGGGCGAACCTCTCCACAGAAGACTCACCATAGTGGGTGGTGATCGAGGCGCATATGGCAGCCTGTCGCCACCTGTGCACAGTCACTTCACTTTCTGCATCCATCCACGATTGAACATGCTCTTCCCACGCTGACCCGGTGAAGACTGGCAGGTCATCCACCAGTCCAAAACCAGCGTGGATAAGATTGACTGAGATTGTCGAGAGATCGGCCACGTATCACCCTCCTGTGAGAGAGGCGGGGACGGCCTCGGGTTGGTTGAGCTTTTGCCACGTGTGGGGGTCGGCTCCAGAGACCATTATGACCGAATCAACCAGGGCGATCAATTCATTGTTTCGATTCTGTTGTGCCAGAGCCTTGATCTCATATAGTGCAGCGGGTATTTCCCACGTGTGGGAGATTGGCGCGTATGGTGGTCTAGCTGGTTTCGAATTGGGCGATGATGCTTGCTTTGTAGCTGCCATATTGGTTTTTATCCTCCGTAATCATTTTGAAGACGTCCGCGTGGATCCACTGGTAATAGATGGCCGGTCGTTTGGGTGTGACGCCATCTGGATTGCTCCATCTGATCCGGAAGGCGTATGTGTTTTCGCTCACCCGGACGTGATCCACAGACAGTCTGACGCCTTTTGGAATCTGGCTTGCCACATCGTCAACTTCTTTGTTTTCAGCAGGTTGAAGCATATGGCATTCTTCTTTGCCACCTGTGGCAATTGGCTCGAGAGAGTCGGGCCAGTCGACATCATCGACGGGATCAGGGATCCGCGCCACACGTGGCAGAGTATGCGGTGATCGTGCACCCCCGGAGACTATTGCCACCGGGGTTAGGCTTTTGGGTGCTGGTCACCGTTGCTCTGTGCTGGTGCATAGTTGCCACCGAACCCCACACGTGGAGAAGGCGTGCTGTAGCTCTGTGACAGGGGTTGAGGCGCACTCTGTGGCAATCCTCCACCCGTGGCAAGTCGTCTCTGTGCGTTGGTGCGCTTCGATGCGATGGAGAAGATGATGATGGCAAGTGCCAGCTCAATAAACGCGAGTATGGCAGCGATTGTGGACACATGATCAGAAAATGCCATATCCAGCCCGGATGCGTCCTTTGCGCTTGCACCGAGGGCACGGGCGATGGATCGAGTGGTGGCTCCGGCAGCAGCTGCCATACCAATCTCGTATTTCCGGATCTGTGCCGCGTTGTAGGCCTCGACTCCAATGGCCTGCGCGCCATTGTGAACCAGGTATCCGGCGTTTGCCGCCACTGATAGGCCGAGAAGGATCTTCATGATCGTCTCGCCGGGGACGATCTTCGCGAAGAGATATGAGCTGGTCACACCTGCGATAAACGCCGATGCTGCGACCCACACACCCAGCCGAGCCCCGTAGATACGGAACCCGGCGTAGGCAATGCCACCGATGAGAACCAAGTGGATCATCAGAAACATGATCCAGTCAAAAGAGGTGCGATATTCTGAGGTGATATCGTTCTGGTTGTTCATTGTGTTCCTCCGGTAAAGATTAGACCTTGCTCATTTTGCGTTGTTGTCTGCTGCGCTCTGTCTGTCGCCGTCGATTTTCTGCCGGGGTGACAGCGTCCAGATGTAAGGGGTTCTGACAGCGGGTGTTGTGACAGAGATGGTCGACGTGGTAACCGTGTGGAATGGCCGCCACAAAAAACTCGTAGGCCCAACGATGAGCATTGATCCAGCCGCCATTGTGGGAAATGCGCCCATAGCCCTTCTCGTCACGTCGCCCTGTCCAGTTCCAGCATCCTGATCGAGGGTCAAGCTCGACGCGCTGCACAAAGTTGTCATAAAGCTCCTTTCTCATCATATCCTCGCCGTAACAATGCCGCGCTGATCCTGGTATTTCCCAGCCCTGTCAGCATAGGTGATCGAGGGTTGGTCGCCTTCAAAGAAAACAACCTGCGCGATACCCTCCCCCGCGTAGACCTTCATTGGTAGATCGGTCAGGTTGGCCAGCTCGATTACCAACTGACCACGCCAACCGGGTTCGAGTGGAGTAGTGTTGACCATCAGGCCACACCTGGCATAGGTGGATTTGCAATAGCAGATCCCAAGGATATTCCGGGGGAGATCAAATGTCTCGATGCTGACACCCAGCGCATAGGCATGGGGTGGGAGCGTGTAAAACGTGCCAGTTTCATCTCGCTCCATAGAAAGACTGGCCATACATTTGGTCGCATCAAAGCTTTTTGGGTCGACTGTTGGCAGCACAAGCGGTTCTGCTGTATCACGCCAACTATCTGACCATATTGAGGCATGATCTATCAGTGGATCAACCATTCTCTGCAATCCCGTATCCGCCAGCCTGATATCATACCCATACGACGATTGCCCATAGCTGATTACCTTGTATGATGTATACGCGTTCTCATCCTCTCGCACCTGCTGACCGACAAATGGCGTGATCATCCCGTCCCTTGCCAGCTTTGCAATCTGAATGTCATTGAGAATCATTGTGCCATCTCCTATTCATATATGCTTCTCCACATGTCCGGGTTGTTGTGGTAATACATGACATCCCGTAACTTGCGTTCTAATTGTGACTCAGACATCTCCTCTTGTTTAATCCCGTCATTCAAGTAATAGTGAATCCGAGATATGTGCCATGACAAATCACGATCGGTCAAAATCTTTTCTCTGATTTTACGTGCTAAAGAGATTGCTTCGTTTTGTATCTTTCGACGCAAATACTTTAACTTATCTTCTAAGGGCATATTCACTTCATCATGAACAGCGGTTTCAATTTGTGCATTTGTTAAGACTAAATTGGGATTGTATTCGATCATTATACGCACACCTGTTTCAACAGGAATGTTAGCCAAGTCAGATATTTGTTTAGCTTTTTCAAACGTTTCTGGAGAAATAGATATACCGTCAACGCATATCATTTCAGTGCCTAAATAAAACGTCTGATAAATCGCCTGATTGAGTTGTCTTTCTATATCACCACGTTCGTCAAGACATGCAGTCTTGTCCACTTCAATAGCAGGGCCAAATTCAGAATCCATATTCTTGGCATATTGCTCGTAGGTTGCAAATGCCGGGAGAATCACTTGCGCTATATCATCGTTTGTTGATTGTTTTCGTATAACGCGCCCAACGGCTTGATGGAAAAATGTTCCAGATACTACATTGGTCAGCCAGACAAGCACTTCCAGTCTTGGTATGTCAGTACCTTCGCTGACCTTCTTTACAGTGACCAACCATGGTGCATCGCTTTTTCTAAATTGATCTACTGTGCTGTTTTCAATTTCAGGATCTGAACAAATAATGACAGCTTCATCACCAGTAATCTTTTTAACCAGTGCTGCAACTCGTTGAGCATGGGGTATATCAATGCACATTATAATACCCCCCGCCTGCGGTCGCTGTTGTCGTGCTTGTTTTAACGCATTATGACCCTTTTCAATCAATCGACGTATATAACCATCATCTGTGGCTACAAGCGGCGTCAATCTAAAATCCGTTTGATCATCTTCTGGCACATCTAAAGAAACTACATACGATCTGTTTTGAACTACTTCTGTCACTTTACCAGCTTCAAATGAAAAGCTGGGTCGTCTGATGTGACCGGCTTGCCGCGCCTCAGGATAGGTAAAAGTAAAATCTGCTTTTACTAATCCATCAGATCCGTACGTTGCAAAGCTGATAGGGTGTTTATCTGTACGCCAAGGCGTACCAGACAACATTAGAACTTCACATGCATAACCAAACGCATTATTAAGTTTCCCTCCCCAATCGTTTCGATCACTGCAATGATGTACTTCATCAAAAATCACCATCGTGTCTGATTGAGATACTCTTTTACGGATATACTCATGCGCACTACTGACGCCTTGATAGGTAGTGACACTGCCATGAAATCCGTGTTTGTTAGAACTGCAATCTTCAGTTTCTAAGTTGATTTGAAAAAACTTATTTGCGATATCGCGCCACGATAATTGCAAATTTTTTGATGGTACAACAATGATTACTTTACGATCCCTGGCACCATTTAACCATCGTCGCACTATCATTAACGCAGCAGAAGTTTTGCCACTTCCAGGCGCACACACGGCTAAATATCCTTTACTGTCTATGGGCCGATTAATCCAAGACTGCAACATTCTTTGTTGCCATTCCCGAGGCTTAAATTGTGTAGCTGCTTTTTTTCTATTTTCAGTTGACGTTAGAATTTGACCATTTACAACGTCGGTCTGCCCTCCTCGACTGTAAGGAATAATGTGATCCGCCTCGCCTTCTTTTTCGGCGTCTACAATCAATGCTCGCTTTTGAGTTTTTGTGAAAAGTCTGCTCATCGTGCCATCTCCTTCTTTGCTTCAATCAGTACTGACAAGAGCTGATCGGGCTTCATATCGATCCTGTTGCGGAGTGCGACCGCCTCAAGCTCGTCCATAGCCATCACGCTGAAATAGGCCATCACCTGGCGGCGTGCCTTCTCGAGTGCGATCTGCGCACTATTGGCAGCCTCGAGTAGTCCGGCGTACTCTTCACGCACTGCGCTTGAGTCTGGGAACAAGGCAACATCGTTGGCCGCATTATTGGCAACCAGCGTGATCAGGTGAAATATCAGAGTCGTCTCTGCGAGTGCGATTGTTTCGACTGTTTCGATTGTGTTGATCATTGTAGACCTTCCTGCCTGATATGCTCGGTCAGGCTCCATCTATCGTTGAGATACTCGATGAGGACAGTTCTTGCCTCATCGAAACCATAGACCACGGCCACCCCGTAGCCCTGAGCGATCAGGAGATCGCGCCATCGCTGCTGGTGTTTGGAGAGTCGGCCATCTTTGGCTTTCATCTCGATGTAGAGCCCGTGAAGCCCACACCGGGCCACGGGTAAGCAGAGGTCAGGCACACCAGGCTTGACCCCTTCCGCCTTCATTCTGGCGGCTACTGAGGGATGCCTGTAGCCACCATTCGGCACGGCGTAGAGCATCGAGAGAAGCGGGTACGAACCTTCGGACATCTCCGCCCAGATCATCAGGGCCACCTGCTCGGCGTGCTCTGATGGGATGGTACGGCCCGTCTTCCTGTTGGACTTCCAGCGATATGCAGCCATTACCAGGACCCCTTATTGCGGCAGAACCCGCAGCGGCACTTGGGCGAGGCATCGGCACTCGGCGGAACCCAACGCCCGTAATCGTCTCGGCTCCAGAGTGGGTGAACGGGAACCGTCGACCGCTGATTGATTGGAGTGGCCGCGCATTCGCAACCATAGACAGGGTAATACCACTCCTGACCCGTCGGGCAGTAGGTTGCGATCGGGACGTACCCGGTATCATCACACCAGCGGCACCGGGTCGTGTCGTCCTGGCGACGACCACCGAGTGATTGGCGTTTGTCCCGATCCTCGAGCAGGAGAGCCTTATATGCTGGCAACAGTGCGTGAGCTGGAAATGGTTTGGACCAGTCATGATCTTTAGTTGCCCTCTTCCAGCTGGGTCCAAGCATATGATCAGGAATATCCTCGAGAGCCGTCGTCCAGGTCTGCACGGCAAATGCCAACTCATTCCCCACCGAAAGCGGGAGGGAGCTTAAAGATCGTGTCTGCTGAATGAGTGTTGCTATCGCTGATTGGCGTTCCGGTGAGACGGCCGATGTATTCGACTGTCTCTCTGATTGCTCGCTCATTGTGTGATTCGCGTACTGGCCTATTCGTTCCATTGTTCCGATACTCCTTGTCTCTGTTGTCCATTTTCTCGAGCCGATAGTAACTGTCGATCAGCCCGGTGATGTTCCGGAGACTGTAGCGGTTGTCTCGCCAGTCCTCCAGAGCTTTCCGCCAAAGGTGAAATTGCTTGATGTCGCCATTGGCTATCACCTCCTGCTGCCATATTCCCAACGTCGGGAAGATGGACAGAGCGATTGATACAGCATCCTGATCAGTCTGTGGTGTGTGCGGTCTGGCGGGGATGGCCCGGCTCGAATCACCACACTCAGTCTTTTTACTATTAGTCTTTTTATTATCAGTCTTTTTAGACTTCCCGTAGGGAAGTGCATTACTTCCCTCTGGGAAGTACGATACTTCCCTAGGGGAAGTACTGTCATTACTTCCCTCTGGGAAGTTCTGTGGTCTGACCAGCTTGTAAATCGTTGGGCCGGAGAATTGCTTTTTTCGAATAATCCAACCACCTGCTTCAAGTTCTCGAATAGCTTTTGCGATAGTCTTAGGACTCCACCCGGTATGCTCTTCGATCAAAACATACGATGGAAATGCCTTACCGCTCTCGCCATTGGTGTAGCGGCGCAGCAGCACGAATAGCCACCGCGCATGATCCGAATATTGCCCAGCCGCATCAATGAACTGGTGCGGAATCGCCGCAAATGATCCCCATTCATCATATATCTGTGAATTTGCCATTGGTGCTCCAATAGAAAAAGCCCTCAGTGAAAACGGGCAGGTGATAAGCGCGTGGAGAGTGACAGTCTCCGTTGCCTGACCCGCCTTCACTGAAGGCTCGTGATTGTTTGCGCTTATCATGTGTGGCCTTGTCTCGTCGGGCGTCACTCCGAAACCACGATCGTTATTATTCACGATTTCCCTTATTTGTCAATGATAAAAAACAGGTCACGGTCGCGGGATCACCGCTATCGCTTCTCGATTTGTCACGAAACTTATTACGCAAAAGATCATCCGTGACCTGTCGTGACTGCTCTGGTGGTCTAGATGCCATCGAGGACACACAGAACAGCTCTCCGCCTGGAGAGATTGGTTGCAGCGCGAGAGGCTCAATAAATGGGAGGAGTTGCAGACCCTCCTCCCACAGTCGGAATAGAGCCATGGATCTCTGCGCTTGCAGAGGTGGATGATGGGCCGGTCGCGGGATCTCCGCTTCTGTCGTTCACAATGTGGGTATATCCACTCTGGTCTCTCTCCAGAGTGTCAAAGATCATCCGACCCATCAAAGAGGACTCCCGGGGGCAGGTGTGTAGACAAACCTCGGGAGGATCCCGGCACTATGCAGCCGTTAGGCTGTCGAGGTCTGCGGGTGAGACCTGTGCCGGTGTATCGATGTCGTGTGCCTGCGTGCTCGTCTCGTATCTATTTTGTAGATACTGCGGCACTGCTACGGCGACTTTGTTGCGCGTTCGTTGCCTGTAGACGATCTCGAGGTCATATGGATCAATCGACCAGGCACGGCCAACGCGTACCGCTCGGAGTCGTCCAGAGCGGATCCAGTGCAAGACGGTCTGGCGGCGAACGCCTTTCAGCAACGCCGCCTCCGTCACCCCAATTTGTTCATTCTGCGTGTTCACGGGCCAGACTATAGACGGGAACAGGGAAACTGTCAAATGGAAAATATTTTATTATTCGATATTTTCTTATTGACAAATAAGAGTGATAACTGTAATATCCAACCATCGAAGCGGCAATGGAGCCGCCGATGAACCGGAGAGAGCCACAATGATCAACGGAATTGACGACTTGCCAAAGAGTGAACAGGCGCAGTTTAACGAGTGGATTGATGCCGAGCGTTTCTACCCGACCCCTACCGACTCCTGCGATATCTGCCAGGGTACGGGCTGGGTCACTGTGTACGATGAATGTATTATTCCCGGCGGTGCTCTCTCTCAGGAAGAGGCTCGCTGCGAGTGCAACCAGATTGACGACTACATTCCATTCTAGGAGGTGATATATGGGTCTGATGTTTGTGATGGATGCTGAAACTGAACTCGAATACCAGGCGGCTATTGGCGCGAAGCGTTGCACCCAGTGCAATGAGTTGCACCTGGACGACGATCCAATCTGCTGGGATTGCCAGACAGAAGAGGAGTCAAAATGAACGACGCTGATTGCCCACGTTGCGGCGGCGACAACCTGACAGACTATCCAATCTGTCAGGACTGCGCCAAGATTTGCCACTTCCCACACCGTACGATCTGCCTGCATTGCAAGGCGAAGGAGGAGACCAATGGTGACAATTGAACTCGAGTGCCACGACTGCGGCCTGTATGAGGAGCGGAACATCCTGACCACCGAGGACGCGGAGCAGGAGATCCGCTCACTGATGAGCCGCCTGAATTGGCTCGAGACTGAGGAGGGCGAACTGTGCCCCGGTTGCGCCGAGCAGGTGATTCGTGCTCAGGACGAGGACGACCGGCAAACACGCGCATATTTTGATCGACAGAGATAATTACCAATTGACAATTATCATTGATCTGTAGATAATCAGCACGTCGGAAATTCAATCAGGAGACATCACAATGGCAACACCACAGAATGCACTCGCAACCACCGCGCCGGACGCTGGCGCAATCGTCGAGAACGTCGTCGTCAAGGGCGACCTCAAGGAACTCTCACCCGTTGAACGCGCGAACTACTACGGAGCCGTCTGCAAGTCGATCGGCCTGAATCCACTGACGAAACCCTTCGAATATATCACCCTGAACGGCAAGCTCACCTTGTATGCCCGGAAGGACGCGACCGATCAGCTGCGGAGCCTTCGTGGCGTATCCGTCACGATCGTCAGTCGTGAGCAGGTGGGCGACGTGTACATGGTCATTGCACGGGCCACCACTCCCGATGGTCGGACGGATGAGTCCATTGGAGCCGTGACGGTCGGATCGCTGAAAGGCGACGCTCTGGCCAATGCTCTGATGAAGGCCGAGACCAAGGCCAAGCGGCGGGTGACTCTCTCCATCTGCGGTCTGGGGATGCTCGATGAGACTGAGACCGAGACCATCCCCGGCGCACACGTGGCACCCGTCGAGGAGCTGGCCACTGAGGAGCAGGTGACGTACCTGGGCCATATCCTTGACGCACTCAACGGCCACGGGATTGACGACGACAAGTTGGCCACGGCGATCCGCAACATCACGCGCCGATCCGATATGACCCTCGAGCCGAAAGATCTGCTGACCCTGACCACCAGCCAAATGGAAACGGTCATCACCCGGCTGAATACCAAGCTCGAGGAGCAGGACGCGGCGAAGGAAGCACAAACGAATCAGGCGTAACACTCACAACCAGCCGCCGGGGAGACTTGGCGGCTCTATCACAGAAAGGACGCAATGAGAACATTATTCCGTATCACAGAAGACCTGAACGCGCTGGCCGATATGCTGACTGAGGCAGGTGGCGAGATCAGCGACGACGAGCAGGGATCAGCCCTTGAGTCGTGGTTCAAGGAGCTTGGCGAAGAGCGCGACCAGAAGATCGACAACTACTGCCGGCTGATCGCGACAGTCACAGCAAGGGCGAATGCGCGAACTGAAGAGCTCGCCAGACTCGGGGCCTTGGTCGACACGGACGAGAACACGATCAAACGCCTCAAGACAGCCTTGCACAACTTTATGCTCGAGCAGGGTGTTACCAAGATCGAGACGCCACTGCATCGGCTGACCATCGCCAAGAACGGCGGGAAGTCGCCGCTGGTCATCCCGGAGGCCTGGCGGCACGATGCGGCTACAGCCCCGGAGCAGTATCACCGTCGGATGATACGCCTTGACGTTGACGCAATCCGAACGGATCTGGAGTCAGGTCAGGATGTACCGGGATGCCGGATCGAGGAGCGCGGAACGCATCTGCGCATCAAGTAGCGTTATCAAGAACCAGCCGCCGGGGAGACTCGGCGGCATAACACGGAGAACAAAATGCACACATTGAACAGAGCAGAGACGGGACGGCTGATTCTGGCCGCTCTATGGATTGGAATGGCTCTCGTGGCGTGTGGGATCATCGGCCAGTCACAGACGCCGCTTGGCGTCGACGTGATCAGGCTGGACCCAACGAAGCCGGATCCTGACTCGTCGATCTGTCTCTATCACCCAGAGACGCTGATGAAGTCCGACCCGGCTGGCCGCTTGGTGTTCATCCACCATACCACCTACGGATGGCCTCAGGCGTGGCCAGCAATCGAGTTTGTTCGATCCGAGTGGCCGTCAGGCAATCCGGATCGACAGGCACAGGCTGTGGTCGCGGCTGTCCAATATTCGATCTATGTCCGGTTCAAACTGGACGAGAGCAAGCGGCTCAAGATCTTGGCCTATTTCCCAGATGCCAAAGTCGGAGACGTGCCTGATATCACCCTTCACGAGGCGGTCAGGCAATTCTTGTGGAGCGGCAACCTCCAGACCAGATCATCAATGCGCCATTGGTTGCGCCAGGTAGTCGAGAGTCGCACCAATGCCGACTGCAATCCCTGGCATCCATACAAGAAATAAAACACGAAATAGAACACGAAATAAACGAAATAAACGAAAGGACATCACAATGAACGATCAAGAAAAAGCAGAAGCGTGGAGAGAAGCAAATAAAGCATGGGCGTCGACCGTCCTGATTGCGGGTATTCTGGCGGTTGCTGCCTGGATCTTCGCGACCAGCGGATTCACTTCACAGACACAGAAGGAGGTCGCACACGTCATCGTCTGGTTGCCCGGCCTGTGGGCTGGTTTCCAGCTGCTCGGCAAGTATAGATTCCCGCGCCAGAACATCACCAACCTGTTGATCATCGCTCTCTGTTACGTGATCTTTATGCTCTCGGCCTGTTCCCGGCCAAAGGAGCAGTCATCACCAGCACCAGCCCCGCAGGGCACAGAAGCATCAATAGCAGATCAGGACGAGCACAACCGGATCATCACGTTGATCAATCACTGTCAAGACATTATCGTCCGACGTGGTGAGACGTGGCCGAAACCTCGACCACAGACGCTTGCTGAGGCTCCCTGTACCCTCGAGGAGATGAACCGGGAACGCGCCAAATTCGTTGATGCCTATTACCAGCGGCATCCAGACCACAAGAGGGAGGTGGAGCAATGAAACTGAACATTGACGGGCTTCGAAAAGGACGTGATATAGGTTACTCAGACAGTCACCCAGATAGCAATCGCTTTCTTGAAATTTGCTGCTGCTCAGCACGTCATTGCCACCTTCCCGGCGACACTCCCAAAGAGCGTAATTATTACGCTTCCCTGATGATTGCCGCATCTGAAATGCTTGAACTGCTTTACAAAACTCGCAATCACATTGATAAGTCTTGCCGCGAATGCGAGTCAAAAGCCATCGTGCCGGAGATTGACGCCCTGCTAGACAAGATTGAGGGAGG